GGCACAGTAACAATTTTTACAAGTCAACGCACAGCAACAATAAATGCCGCAAATAAAAACATTACTGCTAATTTAAGTTCTAATGAACTTGTTTGGATAGATGACGACGATAATGGTAAATGGACAGTTCTTAAAAATACGCCAGTATATAAAGAACATCAAAAAGTCCAAAGTTCTTTACAACTTGATAGTACACAGCATGGATTTGGACATTCAATTAGTGTAAATCAAAATAATACTAAAATGGCAGTGGGTATACCATTTAAAGGCAATGGCGAAGTACACATTTATACAAGACCAAGTGACAATACTAATTTTGTGCTAGATCAAATTATTGAAGCACCTACAGGTGTTGCTGATTCTTACGATGGCAGTACACCAACAACATCAATGAATTTTGGAGAAAGTGTTGCACTTAGCCCAGATGGACAATATCTTGTAGTTGGATCACCTCAAGCATCAAACACATTTAGTTTTTATAAAGGCGAATTCCAACAAGGCACACCATATACAAAATCACAAATTGTAAAGTACGGACCAAATTTATATAAAGCAATTCAAAATATTGATCCTGCTACAGGCGCAATCCAGTTTGATAGTTTTGATTCATATTTGAACATAGTTCCAGACAGTGATAGTACATTAATTAATTTATTACAGTCAGGTGATTATAAAATTAATAACAGCCTAGTTAATCACATACTTGTAAGAGCACCTTTAGATGCTTACGAAGGAAGTACTGTAGGTGATGATATTGTTTTAAAATGGAACAACTATAGTAAGTTAAGTATTCAAGGTAGTACAGCAGACGTGCAACCGTTTGATGGAGAATTCCCTGCAATTGATAATACATTTATTACAGGCACACACAATATTGAATATAAAGTAGACAATGTTCTAGTTATCGAAAACTACGTCAACTTACCAGTAGTAGGTGACACTCTTTCAAGTAGTATTGCTAGTGGTGAAGTAGTTTATGTAGCAAGCAATCTAACAACTTGTACAGTTTACTTGTCAGATGTAAATGGAACGTTTGCATCAACTGGCAGTGTATTTGTTGGAACAATACGTATTGGAGATTATACTGAAGATTATGTAAGTCTTACAAGCAACTTAGGCGGATATTGGTATATTACTACACCACAATATACAACTAGTGCTGATAGTTCAAATGTATTTGTTGATCCAGGACACGGCCTAGTTTATCAAGATTTACTTACAACAACAAGTGGCAGAAGTACTCCGAATTTCTATTACAATATTACTGACACTAAACAAGAAGCCATTGCAGACGGCTTATCAGCAAACTTACCATTAAGTTTGAATGACCAAGCATCATTCGCACAAACACTTACATATGAAGGTGATCCAGGAGAAGTGTTTGCATTACAGCAAAGTCCGTTATGGACAGTTAGAGGTGGTAAAGCATTTACTGATACGTTGTCAAATGGTGATACTTTTTATATGCAAGTTGACAGTGTAAGCGGAAATACTAATTTTACTGATACAGCAATGAATGCCGCACTATTTAATAAACAGCATACAGTATATGATCTATGGGATGGGTATCTTGATCTAACTTTTGATGAATTTGATCAAGTAAACTTTTTACCGTTTGAACCTATTGTAGGTGACATTGTAGAAGATACAGTTACAGGTGCTACTGCTGAAATTACTTTTTACAAAAGACAATTTAATACTGTAAGAATTTATGTTAAAAATGTTACAGGAGCATGGAGCAAAGGCGGAGATTACAACGAATCAGCAGATATATTCCGTGTAAGGGGAGCAGTTAAGCGTAATTTTGCTAGAATTGATGCAGTATCATTGGCAGGCGCTCGTTTAGGTAAAATTATTGTTATAGAAGAATCAAGTAACTTTGCAGATGCCACAACTAGTGAACTAAGTGATTTTGAATATTGGTTCTATAACAAAACTACACTATCAGGTATTCCAAGAGAGGCTAATATTCCAGCATCGAATAACAGAGATTGGCAGTTAGTTACCAACATTCCTGTATCTAATAGTAATGGTACACAAGCAAGTGGACTTGTACAAGAAGGATTGTTCAGTGTATACGACTTAGATAGTAAAATTCAATTTAAAGTTAAATCACATTTTACAGTTCCTGAAAGAAAAGCACATGCTAAACTAGGTGACGAAGTACAGTTTACACAAGAAAATGGTTTATATAGATTAAGTGTTGCATCAAAAGGTGCTGGTACACAAACTAACGCAGGCAGTATACATTTTGTTAAACATGGCTCTGCAACTGTAAACGGAACAATAGAAAGTTACGACTGGCAACTTGATATAGATCCAAATTATAGAGGTACGTTCCATACAACAGTATTTTATAAACAAGGAGAGATTGTAGAATATCAAGATAACCTTTACAAAGCACTAAGAAATATTGCAAGTGGTCTATCCTTTGTACCACTTGATTGGGAATTAGTAACTGACGGAACAACACATGTTGGTTATATTCCAACAACAGGTACAAATAGAATTATTGGTGAAGAAGTATTTGATCCAGAGTTTGGAGTTAGAGATTTTGCAAGAATATATGATCAGTCTAAAGATGGAGAAGTATTAGTTGTAAGTTCTAAAATACAAGGTAATGATAGTACAGGCGAGCGTGTTATAGTTGTTTACAGAAGATTACCAGGCGGCCAAATGACAGTATCACAAGTTATTAGTCCTCCGTATGAAGATAATTCATCAATGTTACCAACAGGTGTTGATTTTGATTGGAACTCAACAAGTTCATACACAGGATTTGGTGATAGTGTAAGTGTTAGTAGCGATGGTGAAATGATTGCTATTGGTGAACCTTACAATGACGATAGGAAAAAAGATCAAGGCAAGGTTTATGTATACACACTTGTAAACGGAAAGTTTGCATTAACCCAAGAAGTGTTTAGTCCAAATGGTGAACAGGCAGAACATTTTGGTGCTTACTTGAACTTTGATGGAAATTCATTATGTGTTACTAGTCTCAACGGCGATATTGAATTGCCAACAACATTTGATAACCTTACAACAGTGTTCGATGATGAATTTACAACTTTCAAATCGTCAAATATGGACAGTGGTGTTATCTTTATGTATGAAAGAATTAATCAGTCATTACTATTTGCTCAAGAATTTATTATTGACGAACCATTAGCAGTCAATTTTGGTAAAAATATTGTTATGAACAGTAATCATGTTTACTCAGCAATTCCAGAAGTTACTGACCTTAATACTTTCCAAGGTATGATTATTGACTTTAGAAAAACTATTGGTGCTAAATCATGGAACACACACAGAAGTCCAATTGATCAAGTAGATATTAACAAGATTAAAGGTGCATTTTTATATAACATCAAAACTAACACTCTTATTGAAGATTTAGATTTCATTGATCCAGTACAAGGAAAAATTGCAGGAATAGCAGAACAAGAATTATCTTATAAAACTTATTATGATCCAGCGGCTTTTAGTATTGGTAATGACACTGTTATTATAGACGAAACTAATGCTTGGGGCAGAGAACATGTTGGCGAACTATGGTGGGATTTAAGTGCAGTTAAATTTTATAACTACCAACAAAATAGTATTACATACCAAACAAATTATTGGGGAGAAGTATTCCCAGGTACAAGCGTACAAGTATACGAATGGGTTGAGAGCGATCTAATACCTAGCGAATGGGATAATTTAGCAGATACAGAACAAGGAATTGCTTCTGGAGTAAGTGGTACATCTAAGTACGGTGACTTTGTATATTCACAGCGTTTAGTATGGGATCCTGTTTCTAAAACTAGTAAGCCGCGTTATTATTATTGGGTAGCAAACAAACGTGTGGTACCTAATACTACAGGTAGACGTATTACTTCATTCGATGTTACAAGGTTAATTGAAGATCCAGTTGGACAAGGACATAGATTTGTTGGTTTAATGGGTAAAGACAGATATGTGTTGTTTAATTGTGAAGGATTAATGAGTGGCGAAGATGTTGCATTTAATTTACGTTACTTTACTCTTGACAATGACACTCAAAATATTCACAATCAGTATCAAATGTTAACACAAGGTATTGGATCAAGTAGACCTAACAGAGATATTGAATTAAAATGGTTTGATAGTATAATTGGTTACGACACACAATTTAGATTAGTTCCAGATCCTAAATTAAGTGCAAAAGCAAAATACGGAATTAGTAATAATCCAAGACAATCGATGTTTATTAATAAGTCAGAAGCATTTAAGCAACTAATTGAAAGAGTAAATGACGTTCTAATAAAAAATATTATTGTTGATGAGTTTGATATTAGTGATTTAACTAAGAGTGATCCTGCACCATTTGCAAGTTCACGTGATTATGATATAAAAATTGATACATTTGAAGATCTTGCGTTTGTTGGTGTTGCTAAAAGAATTACAGCAGTGTTAACTCCTACAATAGTCGATGGTAAAATTACAAGTGTTAAAATTACAAATTCTGGAAGAGGTTATATTGATCCGACATATGTTTCAACAGTAGGCGGAACACGTTTAGGGCCAAAAGTAACTGTATCTGGCATTGGTAGAGGTGCCGTTTTAGAAACTGAAATTAATGAATTAGGACAAGTTACTACAGTTAACATTGTTGATCCAGGACAAGGATACGATGAAAATACAGTGCTTACTCCAAGAAACTTTAGTATACTTGTTTCAAGTGATATAAATGTTGCTAATAAGTGGTCTTTATATAACTATAACGGAACAACATGGAATAGAACAGTAAGTCAGCGATTTGATACTAACTTATACTGGAGTTATTCTGATTGGTATGCAACAGGATATAACGAATTTACTGAAATTGATAGTTTAATTGATTTTAGTTACCAACTTACAGCAATTGAAAACGATATTGGTAATACTGTAAAGATTTCTAGTGTTGGCTCTGGAGGGTGGTTACTTTTAGAAAAAATTGCAAACAATCCTACAGAAGATTATACACAAAATTATAAAGTAATTGGTAAACAAGATGCAACTATTCAATTCAGTAACAAATTGTATAATACACAAATTAACAAAACAGGATTTGATGTTGATACATTTGATACAGTATTTTATGATAGTCAGCCCGTAACTGAATCTAGAGTAGTTTTAGAAACACTTCGTGATCATATTTTAATTGATGACTTAGAAACACATTATAACGAATTGTTTATAGCAAGTATACGTTATGCATTTAGTGAACAACCAAATATTGATTGGGCATTTAAAACATCATTTATTAAAGCACAACACAATGTTGGTGATCTTGCACAAAAGGTTACATTTAAAAATGATAGCATTGAAAATTACCAAGATTATATAAACGAAGTTAAACCATTTAAAACAAAAATTAGAGAATATGTATCTAATTATGAAAAAACAGATCCTACTAATAGTGTTGTAACAGATTTTGACTTACCGCCGAGATATAATTTTAGTAAATCAAAAATTACAAGTAGTACAGCAAAAGTTTCTAATAATTTAATTACAAGTGTACCTAACAGTACTAGTTCTTATCCAGATAAGCATTGGTTAGAGAATACTGGGTATGAAATTAAAGAAATTGTAGTAAGCAATGAAGGATTAAACTATACATTACCTCCGATTGTTACTGTTGAAGGCGGCGGCGGCACAGGCGCAACAGCAAAAGCCTACCTAAATGGTAATAAAGTCTCTAAAATTGAAGTTACTAATTCAGGTAACGGGTATATTAGTGTTCCGGATATTGTGTTAAATGGAAGTGTTGAAGAAGGCGGCACTGTAGCAACTGCAAGAGCAGTATTAGGTAACGGTAAAGTAAGAGGAACACATATTATATCTAGATTTGATAGAATAAGTGGAAATCCTTATTATCTAGAAGTTGCTAGATCTGAAACGTTTACTGGTGACAATGCAACTTCAGTATATGACTTAAAATGGCCAATGAATTTAAATGGTGCAAAAGTAAAAATAATTATTAGCGGTGTAGAGTTATTAAAAAGTGAATACTCAATTTCAAATTTTGAGGATTCAACAAAAGGTTATACTAGAAAACGTGGTAGAATAATATTCCAAGCACCTCCTAAGTTAAATATTGGCTTAACAATTCAATATGAACTTGCACCTGACTTATTAACAGCACAAGATAGGGTTCAAAACTATTACAAACCGATTGATGGTATGATTGGCAAGGACATATCACAACTTATGATGGGTGTTGATTTTGGCGGCGTTGAAGTTAAGAGTTTTGATTTTGCTGGAGTAGGCGGTTTTGAAACAAAAGGCTTTGGAGTTGAACCGTATGATATTTACGATACAACTTTTGAAGATATTATTTTTTACTTAGATGGATCAACAGCAGAATTAACTTGGAAACAACCATTAGAAACAGGTGTTGTATACAATGTATATAAAAATAACGTAAGGCTTGATGATGCAAATTATCCAAGTAATCCTACAAATCCAAATGCTGTTATGACAAGCATTATTGGTGACGGTGTATTGACATCAATTAACATTCAAAACTTTGGAATACCAAGTAAAGATGACGATATATTTGTAATTAGAAAAAGTACAAGCGATGGTTCTTTCAAACCAGATCCTGCAAGTTATGATACACAATTAACAGGTGGAGCATTAAGTTATAGTAATGCAAAAGGTATTGATGCAAGTGAAATTATTGTAGATGGTGATGGATTTATTACTCCAATGACAACAACTGGGCCTGAAGAATTAGTTCCAGGTAAAATTAGTGATACGGTTGATATTAAAGTTTTCCATAGACCAGACGACGGAACAAGTAATATACAGACACAATTCTTTACAACAGATGGCATAGAGCAAACTTTTGCAACTGGAATTCATCCGTTTAATAATGAAGCAGTATTTGTAACATTAGATAATGTACAGACAACAGATTATACAATAAATTATGTAACTGATACAATTACATTTACAACACCTCCAACAGCAGGAAAAGTTTTAAGTATTGTTACCCTTGGTATTAATGGACAAAGAATACTTGATATCAATTACTTTACAGCAGATGGAAGTACAAATACATATACAACTAACATACAATATCAAGAAGGTGTAAGTCATTATGTTTATTTAGATGGTGTTGTTAACCCTTCAACTTTATCCGAAGGACCAAATGGTAATTTTGTTATTACATTTGGAACAGCGCCGCAAGCAGGTAATGAAATTCATTATGGATTGTTCTATACAACTGCTACAAACTTTAGTGCAACAAATGTACAAACACTAGTAGGTGACGGATCAACTACAATATTTGATGTAAATCCAGCATTAGTTGGCGGATTGCCAACTGCACAAAATGCTATTGTACAAGTTGGCAGTTCAATACTTGATGCAGGATACAATGTAGACTTTACAATTACAGACGCGGCAACTAGGGAATATCAAATACAAGAATGGCAGTTCTTTAGTAACAGCGTCAGAGGCGAAGATATCGAAGTTTATCTCAACGACGAATTACTTGTTAAGAATATTCAATATAGATGGGACAGTGCAAATAACAGTGTTAAACTTTCAGCAGGTATTGGAGCAGTAGGTGACAAATTAGATGTATTCTTTAGTATCGATGGACAATATGCATTTGGGTATATTGGTGTTGGTGCAGACAGTAGTACTAAATTTTTACAAGATAGAAGTAAAATTTACTTTGACACAGCACCTGCATTAGGCCAGACAGTTACAATTACATCATTTAGTAATCATGACGTTCAAGGATTTGAACGTATTAAGTATAACTTAGTAAGTCGTGTTCCATTAGTTCCAGGTACAACTAATTATAAAGAGTATATTACTTTCAGTAACGGACTTGTAAAATTGAGACACAAAGCACAAGATTCAGAATATGTTTGGGTCATACTAAATGGTACAAAACTTGCACCAAATATTGATTATTACGTGACTGAAGATCAAATGTATGTGAAAATTATTCAACAACTTAATACAAATGATAAAGTTGAGTATATACAATTTGGAGAAGAGCAGTTAACACATCGCTTTGGTTATAGACAATTTAAAGACATATTGAACCGCGTTCACTACAAGAGGTTGGACAATGCGAATAAGTATAAATTAGCACAAGACCTTAATTGGTGGGATACTAGAATTGAACTAGTAGATGCTTCAAATTTACCAGAACCTGGCAAAAAGAAGCAAATACCAGGTGTTGTGTTTATAAACGGTGAAAGAATTGAGTACTACGTGAAGCAAGGAAATAGTTTACGTCAACTACGTAGAGGTACTTTAGGTACTGGTGTAAACGCATTAATTGCTTCAGGAACTGAGGTAAGAGATCAAAGTCCGGGCGAAAATGTTCCGTATATTGATCAAACACTCACACAAGTGTTTACAGCAGACGGTACTACAGCATCATATGAATTAGATTTTACTCCTACACAAGGAATAAATGAATTTGAAGTATTTGTTGCTGGAAACAGACTTCGCAAAAATGCGATAAGTAGTTATCAAGTAGACACTAAAGATAGTGTAGGAAACTTTGTAACTAGATTTATTGCACAAGATAGTGCAGAAGGTGACGTAACACTGCCTGTAGAGTTCACATTAAGTGGTTCTACATTAGAATTAGCAGTTACACCTGAAGCAGATCAGAAGGTTACGGTAATTAGACGTGTGGGTCAAACATGGACAAAAGCAGGTATAAGCCTAGCAGATGAAGAAAATGACATTGCACAGTTTCTTAAGGCAAGAACAACGGAGTTACCTAAATAAATACAGTAGCAGTGAGAGAAAAACATGACAGACAAATTAAATGATAAAAGCGGAATAGTAGTAAAAGGACATATCAAAATACATGATCCTAAAACGGGTGAAGTGTATGTTGATAAGCGTAATGCTATTCACTATGAAAATATGAGTATTGCTCTTGCAGAAAGCCTTGCAAACCAAGGTCAAGGTACAATATATGAAATGAGTTTTGGTAACGGAGGAACAAGTGTTGATCCAACAGGTATTATTACATACTTAACACCAAACTCAACAGGAACAAATGCAAGTTTGTATAACCAAACATTTACTAAAGTTGTAGATGATAGAAGTACAAGCAACACTGATCCTGTAAGAAACAAAATTGAAACACGTCATGTTAGTGGAACAAATTACACAGATATTGTTGTAACTTGTTTATTAGACTACGGAGAACCAGAAGGACAAGATGCATTTGATACTGCTACAGATACTACTAACCTTTATGTGTTTGATGAATTAGGTCTTAAAAGTTATAGCCCATCAGGCGCAGGCAGATTAGTTACACATGTTATTTTCCATCCTGTACAAAAAAGTTTAAACAGATTAGTTCAAATTGATTACACAGTACGTGTACAAAGTTTGTCAGGAGTATAATAAATGCCTTATACAATTAATTTTACTGACGTAACAAACAAAGGTAGTGTTACCGTTGAAGATAATGATATAAATCAATCAACAAGTTTAAGTTTTGTTGGTCGTAATACTACAAGTTATGGTGTTGAGTTTAATCAAAACTTTTTAAAGTTGTTAGAAAATTTTGCAAATATAACATCACCATCAAATCCAGTTGAAGGACAATTATGGTACGATAGTACTGCTGGCAATGAACAATTAAAAGTTTATGACGGAACAAATTGGGTAGCAAGTGGCGGATTAAAAAAGGCTACTAGTGAACCAGGAGCATCAAATAGTTTAACAGGTGATCTTTGGGTTGATACTGATAATCAACAATTATATTTGTATACAGGTTCAGGTTGGACACTTATTGGTCCTGAGTATGCTGGAGGGTTAAGTACTGGTGTTAGTCCAGTTACTATACTTGCACAAGACAATATAGAATACACAAGTCTACAAATTGAAATTGATGCTAAGCCAGTTGCAATTATTAGTACAAATACATTTACGCCAAGAGCAGAAATTAATGGCTTTGGACAAATTAATCCAGGAATTAATTTAAGTACAGCAGATATCACAGGTGCTGGCGCGGCAAGATTTTACGGACCCGCAGAACAAGCAGAAAACTTAGTTGTTGCCGGAAAAAAAATTGCGGCGGCAAACTTTTTACGCGGTGATGTTGTAAGTACAACAACAAATCAATTAAAAGTAAACACTGATGATGGTATTATACTTGGTAGTGGAAACCAAGTTACACTAGGTGTTGAAGGACAAATTGGAGTTATCAGTCATAACACAAGTGGTGCGAGTTTAGATATACGTGTTAATGACCAAGGTACTACTAAAACAGTTATGCGTGTTGACTCAACAACAAACATTGGTATCAATAATACAGCACCAAGTGAAGCATTAGATGTTACAGGTAATATTAAAGTAAGTCAAGGTGTTACAATCGATGGAACCACTGCAAGTACAAACTTTGGAACAGGTAGTTTAATTGTAAAAGGTGGTGTAGGTGTTGCAGGAGATGTAAACATCGGCGGCACAATTAACGTGCAAGGTGATACAGAAACTAGGGATATTATTCCTGACGTAACTAATACAAGAAATATTGGATCATTAGCAAACAAATATACAGGAATATATGCAACAACCTTTGTGGGAAACTTAACTGGTAACGTTAGTGGACAAGTTAGTGGTAGAGCAGGTAGTGCAGATAAACTTTCTAGTTCTACAAACTTTACACTAGCAGGCGAAGTTAGTGCGCCAACTATTATATTTGATGGTCAAGCAGGCGGTACTACAAAAACATTCCAAACAACTGTAGCAAACAGTTTTATTAGTAATAAAACATATACTAGTAATGCTGATGCTAGTGACGAATTCTTATTAAACAGAGTACAAGGACAAGTTGGACTTTATAGAATTAGTAGAAGAGATTTATTATCCACAGTACCAGTTAACCCACCAGGTGTAATGATGCCTTATGCAGGTACAACTGCGCCAACGTTTTGGTTACTGTGTTATGGTCAAGAAGTACTACAAGCAGACTATCCAGAACTATATGATGTAATTGGATTTACATACAAACAATCAGGACTATTAAGTGATAACGGTGTAGCAAGATTTGCACTACCAGATATGCGTGGTAGAACTGTTATGGGTCTAGATGATATGGGCGGAACAGGTGCAGGTAGAATTTCAGGCTTGCAAGGTAGTGAACTTGGTAATAGTGGCGGTCAAGAAACAGTTACAATTCAAAATACTAACTTGCCAGATCACGAACACGATTTAGTTGTTGAAGGAACACAGTTCTATGCAATACTAGATGCGGCAAAAGGTGCAAATAGTCCAGTATCATCAATTACATTTGATGCACCAACAGGACAAAATGCAGGACAGGCTGTAACAACAAGTGGTGGTGTTGCAGGAACAACCGGACAGGCAATGGAAACACTGTCACCGTTTATGTCCTTAAATTACATAATTTACACAGGGAAAGTTTAATGGCATATAAAATAAACAAAACAAATGGTGCATTACTAGTAGATTTAATTGACGGTACAGTTGATACTAACAGCACATCATTAACATTAGTTGGCAGAAACTATTCCGGATATGGTGAAGCATTTAACGAAAATTTTGTTAAATTACTTGAAAATTTTAGTAACACTAATTCACCAACTAATCCAATTGCTGGACAACTTTGGTGGGATACTGGCGAAGCACGTTTAAAAGTTTATGAAGGTTCACAATTTAAAGCAGTAGGTGGACCATTTGTACAGAAAACCCAACCAAGTATGGTTGCAGGTGACTTGTGGATGGACAATGTAAATAATCAACTTTACTTTTTTGATGGCACAGATTTAACATTAGCAGGTCCAGTCTACAAAGCAGGGCAAGGCGAAACAGGATTTAGAATTGAAAGTGTGTTAGATACTCAAGATAGAAGTAGAACACTTGCAAGTTTGTATTTAGGTAATGGTACTAATGGTACAACAGAAAGAGCCGCAGTTATTAGTAATGTAGAATTTACTCCAGCAGTAGGATATGCAATCGATGGTATTACAGGTAATATCAAAAAAGGTATCAATGTAATTGATAAAACAAACTTTCTTTTTGAAGGCACAGCAGATGCGGCAAAAAGTTTAATCAAAGCAGACGGAACAAAAGTTGGTGCAGATAACTTTGTTAGTACAACTACAGATAACGTTGTTACAGGTTCACTAACTGTTAGTAACTCAGCAGGTATTACTATTGGACCAAATGCTAACCAAGTATTAAGTATAATTGGTAATTCGTTTGTTACTGCTAATCAGCAGTTAGATGAAAATTATTCAATAAAAGTTACAAGTACTGCGGCAGGATCACAACAAGTAGATGCTGTTTTTATTGATGCGGCAAATAAGCGTGTTGGTATTTTTGATAATACACCAGAGTATACTTTAGATGTTGCAGGAGATATTCGTGTAACAGGAAACTTATTAGTTGAAGGCTCTAGTGCAAGTATTGATGTTAGTACACTAAGAGTTGAAGACAAGCAAATTGAACTTGCTATTACAAACGATAGTACTCTACTAAATGATGCAAGTGTTGATGATGCTGGTATGGTTGTAAGAGTTACAGGTGCAGATAAAAAATGGACTTGGATACAAGCAACAAATAGTTGGACAACTACAGAAAATATTAATGTAACTACAGGCAACGAATATAAAGTTGCAGGAACAACAGTACTTACAAATAATACACTTGGAAGCGGCATCGTAAATTCAAGTCTTACAAATGTAGGCACATTAACATCTTTAGATGTAGATAATATTAATTTAAATGGTAGTACTATTACAGGTACAAGTGGATTAACAGTAGCGGCAGGCGGTGATGTTAATTTTTCAAATAGTAAAATTGCAGGAATAGCACAGCCTACACAAGACACAGACGCGGCAAGTAAAGTATATGTAGATGAACAAATTGCAGGATCTGCAATTTCGTTTAGTATGGACGTTACAGGATTAAACGATACACAAATTGGATTAGTTCTAAATGACCTAGTTCCATCAGGTACTGTTGCAAACGGTACAACTGCACGTATTCATTGTACTACATTAGGTGGCGCAAGTGTTACAGGTATTGATGTTGCGGCAGTAGCAACTAAATCATTCATAGCGGTTGACGCCGCTGGAGTAGAAAACGAATCAGTATTGCAAGATATTGGATTTACAGCGGCAACAGGTACAGTTACAGTTAGTGTAACTAGAGCGTTGAAGGAATACATCACATCAGGTGGAAGTTGGACATTTAGTCAAAACTTAGTATCTAGTGTGTAAGATAAATATAGTTATAATTAAAGGGTTGAAACATGGCTTATACGATTAACAAATACAGCGGAGCAACACTTGTAGTAGTACAAGATGGTACCGTTGATGTTACAACAGACTTAACGTTTGTTGGCAAGAACTACGCTGGTTACGGCGAAATACAAAATGAAAACTTTTTGTTTTTGTTAGAATCATTTAGTGGAACATCACAGCCACCAAAACCAGTTAGTGGTCAAATATGGCATGATTCAACAAATGGCAAAATTAAATTCTACGATGGTGCTAAATTTAAAACTACAGGCGGAGCAGAAGTTTCAACCACACAGCCAGTAGGTTTAACAGCAGGTGACTTTTGGTGGGATTCAGGCAACAGTCAGTTATACACATATAACGGAACATCATTTGTATTAGTTGGTCCACAAGGTGCAGGTACCGGTCTTACACAAATGCAAAGTAAAACAGTACGTGACATTGCAAATGTTAATCATAGTGTAATTGCCGCAACAATCGAAGACGAAATTATTTTTATAACTAGTGGTCAAGGGTTTACTATTGATTCAACAGATCCTGAAAATCGTATTACAGGTTTTGATGTTATCAAAAAAGGTACAACAATGATCAACACCATAGATGCAACAGAAGGTGTTACATCAACTGATCATTATTATTGGGGTACATCAAGTAATGCATTAAGATTTGGTGGAAAACTACCAAGTGAGTTTGTACAAAGTTCGCCAGGATCAGCAACTCAATTTAGTGATATTGTTAGATTTCCTGATGCAGGTATTACAGTAGGTGACCAAAACGATTTACATATCTATATTGAAAATGGTAACCAAGGTGTTATTGCTAACGAAGTTGGTACAAATAACATAATTAGATTTAAAACAAGTAATGCAAACAGTATACAAACTAATAGTGCCAATGTTACAGCAACAGGTATTAATCCTGGATCAACTAGCACATATACATTAGGTACAAGTATTGCTAAATGGTCAAATGTTTGGGCAGATAATTTCCAAGGTAATGCATCTAGTGCAGATGCAATTAGATTTAATAGTGCAGATTATGCAGGCGATACAAGTGCTATTGCAAGTACAACAGCATTACGTGATAGTGCAGGCGATTTACATGCTAACTTCTTTAGAGGAACAGCAACTCAAGCACAATATGCTGACTTAGCAGAAGTGTATGCAACTACAGAAGAATGGCCAGTTGGTACTGTAATGGCAGTAGGCGGAGAAGCAGAAGTTAAGCCAGCCGGCGTAAGTCATCATGCAATAGGAGTTATATCAGCAGAACCAGCATACTTAATGAATAGTACAGCAGAAGGTCAAGCAGTTGGTCTTAAAGGGCGTGTTCCAGTAAGAGTAAAAGGACCAGTGTCAAAAGGTCAAGCAGTTTATGCATGGCAAGACGGCGTTGCTTCAACTATTGCAAGTACAGGATTAGTTGGAATTGCTTTAGAATCAAGTACTTCCGATGATGAAAAATTGATAGAGTGTGTTTTAAAGGTATAAATATTAAAACACGTATATAAAGGAAGTAAGTAAGCATGGCCGTTAACGATTTAATCACAGCCGCAAGATATAATAACGCACAAGGTAGAGTAAGTGCAATCCTTGGTAACGGATCTGGAAACGAAGGTTATGGTCAAACAACAACTAGTGCTCAGGTTTCAAGTAACGTTATAATTAATTCTACTCACGTTAATGCACTATTTACAGACTTAAACAAAATTTACATACACCAAACAGCATCAGTACCAAATTCCATTGCTGAAGTAGAAGTTGGTGATACAATAGCAGAAGATACTAGCGGTGGAGATACTAAAGAAGGATTCAAAGACTACGAAGATTTCATTAGTATTATCGAAACAGCAAGTAATAGATTTAGATTAGCGGCCGCACAAAGTAGTACACTTAATAATGCTAAAACTATTCAACGTAGAAATCAATGGACTGCTCCAATCGAGTGTGAGTTTAATGTTTCTTTTACTGATAGCGATACACGTAGACACTTTTTTAATGCAGGAGGATCTCTTACATTTATTAGTTCTTTAAGCGGAACTCCAGTATCAGGAGACAGTGTAGCAAAAAGCCAAGATTGGTCTTCAATTCTTAGCAATGCTGGAACTATTAGTATAAACCATGATTCAACTACAACTACAGGCACAGGTGTAGTTCAAAGTATTGGTAATTATGATTTAACAACTTCATATCAAGAGATATATAGAAAATCTGCAACCGGAGTTTACGGTAATAACAATTATATTCTTTTTGCTAAAGCAAGCAATAGTTCTAGCATACAAGTAAAATATCAATTTTATGATCATAATCCAGGCGGATACAAAATTGACGAACCTGTCTTAGGATTACTAGAAGCAAAAATAGGCTTTGTTAGAGCAAGTGGATCATACGTTGACACCCCTGCACCAGCATTTGCGGCTACAAATAATCTTTAAGATAATTAAAAGTAACGAGGAGATATAAATGGCCGTCGGTGATATTATTACTGCAACTAGATACAACGCTCTACAATCTAGAGTTGAAAGCATCTTGGCCGTTGGAGCAAATACTGAAGGTTACGGAGAAACTACAGCAAGTTCTCAAGTAGCAGTAAATGATTTAGTAACAGCATCTCAAGTTAATCAGTTAAAAACTGATATTGACCTTATTAATCGACACCAAACTAACCAAGCGGCAGGAACTATTACTAGTATCCCTATTGGAAATCTTATTGCTGACGAAACAAGTGACAATCCAGATGGCATAGAAAAAGGGTTTGCTGATTATGAAAACTCTATGACTACTTTAGAATCAAGTCCAAACAGATTTAGACTTGCACCATTACAAAGTACTTCAGGAACAGGCCCGTCATTAACATTTACATCTCAATGGAGAGAAAATGTAAACGGATACTTTAGAGCAACATTTAGTAATTCTAATCATAGAAGACATTTTTTTAATGCTGGCGGAGTAATTACTTTTGCAAGTAGCCTAGCAAGTACAGCATCTGGCGGAAATGTAGCAAAAACAAACGACTGGTCAACAATGTTGTCTAACGCAGGCACAGTAAGTTTTGCATGGAATTCAACTTCAACATCAGGATCGGGCACAGGTAGTGCAATTGGTAATTTTCAACTTACTTCAAGTGAACAACAAGCGTTTAGAAAAACTGGTACAGGTGTATATTCTGATAACAACTATTATATTAGAATAAGAGAAATTGATAGTTCGACTATTGAATTCCGCATATGGATGAATGAGGCTGATACAGGTAATACTTCCGGAGCAAAAGGTGTAGCCCCAGTTGACGAGTTTGTTCAAGGCAATTTAACCACTACAATTGGCTTTACACGAGCAAGTGGTGTTTATGTAGACGTGGCGGCACCAACTTTAACTATACAATCTAACTTTTCTGGCAGTTAATACTTGACAATCTCATAGATCTATCATATAATATTACTATATGGAGAGATTATGGATCAACGTTTGAAAACTGCATTAGAATATGCAGATTACGTAACAACATTTAAAAATCAAAAAAGAGTTCTACAAGAAACATACAATAAAGATTGTACGGTATATTATTGTGGTGGCCAATTCACGGCTACAAGAGAATTTGTTGCAAGTATACTAGCAGTAAAGTGTGACGTTTTTATAGATAACAATCAAACTCCGATTGAAGTATTAGATAAAGAAGATTTTTATAATGTTCTTGCTAGAGCATTTACAAATGCAACTGAAAAATATCATAGTGAATATCAAAAAATAGTAAAAAGTCAAAGGACGGTACAAGGAATAATTGATGTCTAAAGGCATACTTGTACATGCATTTAACAATGAAGATATAAACTACGTAAAGCAAGCCTCTATGGTTGCTGAACGAGCAAAAAAACACCTTAATCTTCCTACAAGTGTTATTACTGATTGTGACATTGAGAACGATGGTACATTTGAACATATCATACATTTAGATACTGCACAAAACTATACTCAAAAGATGTATAACAACGGAAACGTAGGTAAACATCTAACATTTAAGAATAATGCTAGAGCATTAAGTTACGATCTTAGTCCTTATGAGTATACATTAATGCTGGATACTGATATAATCATATGCGACAACTCTTACAACTATTGTTTTGAACAAAGTAATCCTTTATTAATGTATAAAGATGCATATCATTTAGGACAAAATCTTGACTATCGGCAATTTAATAAAATTAGTGATTCTAGTATTGATTTTTATTGGGCTACATGTGTATATTTTGCGAAATGTAAACAGAACAAAATATTTTTTGATTTAATTAAACACATCGAAGAGAATTGGAAACATTACCGAATGGTATATCAGATAGTACAACAAACATTTCGTAATGATTTTGCATTTAGTATTGCTGTACATATTTTAAATGGTCATGCTAAAGGTGATATAGTAGGAAAAATGCCAAGTAAGTTATATTATACTATTGATAAAGATATTTTACATAAAATTAATAACGATGAACTTACATTTATTATAGACAACAATCCAATTAAAACAAAACAAATGACTGTACATGCAATGAACAAGTATAGTTTAGAGGAATTACTATGAAACAGGGTGTATTAATTTTTGCACAAAATAATAAAACAGACAACTATGTAAAACAAGCATATCTATGTGCATTAAGTGGTATGCAAAGTGGCAATAAACATTTTACATTAGTAACTGATAACGAAGTTGATGAAAAAACTAGTTTTATGTTTGATAAAGTAATTGTACTAGAACACGATGATGCAAGTACTAGTGACTGGAAAATTGAAAATCGTTGGAAAGCATTTAATCTTACTCCGTATGATGAAACTATTGTAGTTGATAGTGATGTATTATTTTTAGATAAAATAGACTGGAATAAATTTAAAGATCAAGAATTATATTTTACACAAAATCCTATTACATATCGACAAGAAAGTATAAATGATACGTATTATAGAAAAGTATTTCATCAAAATCATTTGTTTAATGTTTATACAGGATTGTATTTTTTTACAAAAACAAAAACAGTAGCACGTTTTTTTGAATTATTAAATATTATCATTAGAGATTGGAAAGACTTTTATGATATATTCTGTAAAGAATTTAAACCAACACACGTAAGTATTGATGTATGTGCGGCTATTGCTCTTGAATTAATGGAATACAATAATTTTCAAGATATTGATTTAATAGATTTTGTACATATGAAATTACATGCACAAAACTGGGTAGACACAAGTGAACATTGGCAAGAGAAGGTAGATTGGTATTTTAACAATGGACTTAAAATTGGAAATCACCAACAGCACGGAGTATTTCATTATACTGAAAAAGACTTTTGCGAAAAAATCCTAAAAAGGTACGAACAATGTATTGGTTAATTTTTGATAAAGATAGTAGTAAAATTACAGGTCTACAAAACTATCCTCCTGAAGATGAATTTCATGTAGAAGTATCTGAAGATGAATATGTTGACTTTATGCAAAATCCTGATAAAAAAGAAAATTATATTGTAAAGTATGATATTGCAAAAAAGCAATATTTAATTTTAGAATATGAACAGCCTAAGTTTAATTATGATATTAAAGATGTAATATATCATGTTCCTAAGCAAATTGATGCAGATTGTATTATTACTAGGAATATAGAATGGCGCAACTGGAAACTACATGTTGATACAACACAAGAAATACTTTTAAATCCTAGACAGTTGTGTAAGTTTAGTATTACAAAAGCAAACGACCCTCATTTGTTAATTAGGACATTTGATGCTACTGTAGAACAAATAGCAAAAGGTTATACAGTCCATTTCGAATATGACGAAGAAAAATCAGATGTAAGTATATACACACATAAAGTTTTTAACACGTACGGATGGATAAATGCATGAAACAATTTAAAGTTTTAGACTATGACATTATATATTTGTCATACGATGAACCTAATGCAGAAGAAAATTATGCAAATTTACTTACTAAAGTTCCGTGGGCAAAACGTGTACACGGAGTAGAAGGTTCAGATGCCGCACACAAGGCTTGTGCTAAGATTGCAGAAACAGATAGGTTTATTACTATTGACGGCGACAATCAAATAGATGAACAATTTTTAAATCAAACAATTAACTTTCAAGATGGTGTAGATTTAAGTAGGCATGTTGTAAGTTGGACTGCTGATAATATTATAAATGGACTACGTTACGGTAATGGTGGAATCAAATGTTGGGATAGAGAAACTGTCCTAAAGATGAAAACACATGAAAACGCCGAACCTGGAAACGTTGCGGCAGGCATTGACTTTTGCTGGGACTTAGAATACATACAGATTAATAGTTTAATGAGTACAGTGCATAATAATGCAACACCACATCAAGCATGGAGAGCAGGGTTTCGTGAAGGTGTTAAAATGTGTTTGATGGAAGGAATCAAACCTGCTAAAACTGAACTAATAGGTAATCATTGGAAAAATTTAGAAAGATTATATGTATGGTGTATGGCAGGTGCAGATGTTCCTAATGGATTATGGGCAATATATGGTGCAAGGGAAGGCTTGTACAAAACAATGTGTACAGATTGGGATTATGTTAATGTACGTGATTTTGAATACTTAAATGGTCTTTGGAAAGATAAGGTACAAGACGAAAGTGATTTACTAGAAGCAATTGAAGATTACGGCAAACGACTACTAGAACAACTAGATATTCCTATTGCTATAACGCCCTTAGACGCTCAACAGAGCAAGTTCTTTAAAAGTACATACCGCAATCCACCTAGACCAGAACATCCTTATATACGTACATCTACAACACAATTTAATAGTTTTTCAGGACAGTTGAATATAACGCCTAAAACAGAATATGATATTGTAATGATATCTTATGATGAAATAAATGCAGATGACAACTTTAATAAACTTACAACACGTTTTCCAAGAGCACAGCGTATACATGGAGTTAAAGGAATACATCAAGCACACATTGCCGCGGCAAATATTTGTTCAACAGAAATGTTTTGGATAGTAGATGGAGATGCTATTATCGATGATGACTTTAACTTTGATTATATAGCAGAAGATACTCGTGCAGTGCATGTATGGCGCAGTCAAAATCCTATTAATGATTTAGTATACGGATATGGTGGAGTAAAACTATTTCCTACACAGATGACACGAGATATGGATACAAGTCGTCCTGATATGACTACAAGTATAAGCGACAGATTTAAAAAGATGGAAAAGATATCCTGTGTTACAGGATTTAATTCAAATGAATTTAGTACATGGCGCAGTGCATTTAGAGAATGTGCTAAACTAAGTTCTAAAGTTATTGACAGACAAAAAGAGGATGAAACAAATGAAAGATTACGAATTTGGACAACAATGGGAAAAGACCGTCCCTTCGGCGAATACGCTATTAAAGGTGCTTGTGCTGGCAGGGAGTATGGGCTTTCTGATGGCGCTGATCTTCGGTTAATAAATGACTTCAATTGGTTGTATGAACAGTTTGTAGAAAATACAGACACTACAGAAGAATGGCAAGAACTATATAATAAAGACGATAAAGTTCAAACAACAACGCCAACTGAAATAGAACAACCTCAAGAAATTAAAAGTACAGTTCCTATTCAAGAAGATAGTCCATTGCCACCAAGAGATCCATTTATTGTAGATTTATTAGATAGATTTGAAATATTATATGGTGATAAAATATCTAATCTTAGACGTTTTTATAATGACGGTCATATGTTAGATATACTTCGTATGATTGGAAACGATGATTTACGTACTTTTATTGAAGAAAGAAATTATCACGGATTATTTAGATACTTAGAAGACAAGGGTATCGAAGATATTGACGACATCAGAAAGATGTTTATTGAAAAAAATGTACATAGTTTGTTTAGACTTCTTGGAGACGATTATGAAGATTTACGAAAAAGTGTTGTAGAAGAAAATTTACATAGTTTGTTTAGACTAGTAGATGAAAAGCATGATGATTTAAGAACTTTAATGTTAGAGAAAAATCTACACGGATTGTTTAGATTGTTAGGACCAAAATATGAAGATCTACGCAAAGCAGTAATAGAACAAAATCATCACAGTTTGTTTAGAGTGCTAGGTAATGAATATGATGATTTACGTAAAGTAGTTACAGAACAGAATGTACACAGTTTGTTTAGGTTATTAGGTGATGAATATGATGATTTACGTAAAGTAGTTACAGATAAAAACGTACATAGTTTATTTAGACTGATTGAACAAACTGACACTACAGAAGATTTACGCAAAGCACTAACTGAATCAAATGAAATGAGTTTGTTTAGATTAATCCAAGACAAAGATACTATTGTTGAGGATATTAAAAAAGCAGGCTTTTACAAAAATATTTGGAGCATTAAACGTATTGAACCTAGTGTTGCTGATGAAATAAATCTAACAATGGATAATAATAAACATTTCTTATGGCGTGTACTTGATAAGCATACAGGAAGTTTATTTGTAAAACCTTTAGAAATATTAGATAAGCATAATGTTGAATACGACAAAGATGTAATGAGTCGCGGACAAATAAAAAGTAAAAAGTGGTTAGTTGATGAACTTAGCAAATTAAACCTACCACTAGGCACAATATTTTTATGTGCAGGCTGGTATGCTAGTATTGTTCCGTTAATGCAAGAAGCAGAATTAGACTTTGAAAAAATTCGTAGTTTTGATATTGATCCTGATGTATGGAAAATTGCTGAAATATTTAATACTGAATTAGTTAGTAATGCATGGAAATTTAAAGCAAGTACACAAAACATAATGGATATAAATTACAATGAACATACATATGATACACTTAAACCAGGAGGCGAAGTAACAACAGTCAATAGAGAAATTGCTAATACTATTGTTAACACAAGTTGTGAACATATTACAAACTTTAGTAAATGGTATGATCTAATACCGAATGGTAAACTAGTTGTATTACAAAGTAATAATTATTATGAAATTGAAGAACATGTCAATTGTTCTAATAGTTTAGAACAGTTTAGTGCTAGTGCGCCAATGAAAGAAGTATTATACGAAGGCGAACTTGATCTAGGACAATACACGAGGTATATGAAAATTGGACGTAAGTAAATTAACATTAAGGCAAATGCAAACTGAAAGTGCTAGAGCATTAAGCACTATGGAAGCGACCAACAACAACATTTATCAGTTTAATAAACAAGCACATCATAACAGTCAAAATTGGTACAAAGCCGTAATTGATTGGTATGTTGGACAATACGGTGATTTACCCAGCCGTGCCGGTCCCGGTAAAGATATAAAGTTAGTGTTAGATGTATAGATACGAAGATATTAAAGAAGTACATTTAGAAGTTACACAACGGTGCCAAGCCGCATGTCCTATGTGTGATCGTAATATGAATGGAGGTGCAGATAATCCTCACATAACAAATGCTGAACTAAGCGTAGCAGATACAAAACGTATGTTTAGTCCAGACTTTATTAAGCAATTAAATGTAATGTATATGTGTGGTAACTTAGGTGATCCTATTGTTGCAAAAGATACACTAGAAATATTTGAATATTTTAGAGAACACAATCCTAACATGTGGTTAAGCATGAATACAAATGCAGGCGCAAAAGATATCTACTGGTGGGCAAGACTTGCAGAAGTTATAGGACGTAGAGGCGCAGTAATTTTTAGTGTAGACGGACTACGAGATACTAATCATCTATATAGACAAAATGTAGTATGGGACAACGTAGAAAGAAACATGCAAGCATTTATCGAAGCAGGCGGTAGAGCCCGTTGGGACTTCTTAATTTTTGCACACAACGAACATCAAGTTGAAGAAGCAGAAGCACTTGCTAATCAATGGGGATGTGAAAAGTTTATTAAGAAAAAATCAGGTAGATTTATTACAAGTGATATTAAACCTAAAACATCTCATCAAGCAGTAAATCGTAAAGGTGCAGAAACACAAACTTTAGCACAGCCCAAAGATCAAAAAAATAAAAATTTAGCATTGCTAAAACAAAAAGAGATTGAAAAGTCTTATGGTAGTATGAAACAGTACTTAGACAAATGTTCAATAAATTGCAAAGTTGCAAAGCAAGGAAGTATCTTTGTAACAGCAGAAGGACTTTTAATGCCATGTTGTTGGACTGCTGGACGTATGTACAAATGGTGGCATGAAGATCCTCGTGTAGAACAAGTATGGGATCATATCGATAATGCTGGTGGAAAGCAAGGCATAAGTATTATTAACAACGATATAAAACACGTAGTTAACGGAAAATTAATAGACAGTATTACCACAAGTTGGCAAAAAGATAGTATTGCTGATGGCAAACTTGGTGTTTGCGCTCAGAAGTGTGGTAGTGAGTTTGATCCTTATGCGGAGCAGTTTAAGTAGATGGATATTACCCAGTTAAAAAAAGTAGAATTAGAAATTACAAGCGATTGTAATGCGGCTTGTCCAGGATGTCAAAGAACGTCATTAAACAATCTCGGCAAACTTAAAGTCCAAGACTTTAGTCTTGCTGATCTAAAAAGAATTTTTCCGCCTAATAATTATCAAGGAATAGAATTTAAATTTTGTGGAGTATTAGGAGATCCTGCAATACATCCCGAGTTTGCTGAAATGCTAGAATATCTATTATTGTGTGGAGGCACTTGTAGTATTAGTACTAATGGTGCAGTTGGCACAGCAGACATGTGGCGTAAAATAGGACAACTTTGTCACGATCACGAAAAGCGGTTTCATTTACATTGGTGTATAGACGGGCATGAACAAACTAATCATATTTACAGAGTAAACACAAAATGGAAAGTGTTAGAAAGAAATATGAATGCTTTTGTAGAAACTGTAGGAGAATATGTATATCGAGCAAAGTGGGTGTTTATTGTTTTTGACCATAATGAATACGAAATAGAGACAGCCAGAGAACACGCTGAACGTTTAGGATTTAGTTTTGCCACACGTACTGGAATGCGTAATAGTTTTCAAAAATGGATAGCAGAATTACCACAGAAAGTAGTTGTCAACAATAAGAAAAAAGTTGTTAAAGTAGAAAAAGTTATTACTACTACAGGAACAAAAGAACACAGCAAAGTAGAACAAGTAAAAAAATTAGATGATTTTATTGCAAAAGAAAATAAAACACACAAAGAAACAGTAGAAGTATTACAAACAATACAATGCAAATATATACATGAAGGAGAAATATTTATTGCGGCAGATCAAACTATGTGGCCTTGTTGTTTCTTGTCAGATTCGTCGACGAATAATAAAGAAAAAATTAATGACAAGATGCATGAATATGGTGATGGCTGGAATAGTTTACAAGATAAATCAATAAACGAAGTTATGCAACATCCATGGTTTGATAAAATTCTAACAGATAGTTGGGATCCTAATCATTCAAAACATTTACCTAGATGCATTAGAACATGTGCATATAACAAAGCATATCACAATGAAATTAATCATAATGACAAAGTTACAGCATGACAGAATATAATTGTTTAGAATCTATTAACGCAATTTATGTAAGGCGCGAGGAAGAAGGATACGCAGTTAAACCTTGTTGTGTTTATAACCAACCCTATCAAGATGATCATCATGTTCAGGATCCAAACGAATTATTTGATAATCCCTATATCAATAAAATTAGAGAAGGCTTCAAAGGCGATTGGGCAAAAAATAATCCTGGCTGTGCCGCATGTGTTATGAAAGAAAAAAGCGGAAAACCTAGTAAGCGTTTAGGAAGTTTAAAACGTGGACCTAATTTGAATGTCAATAATATTCCTACTAGATGGGACTTACGTCCAGGCAATACTTGTAATTTAAAATGCATAATGTGTAATCTAAGAAATAGTAGTAAATGGATTGAAGATAATGATATTGCAAATAAATTTAACGGTAGCCATGGTATTGATACAGAAAAATCTTTTAGAAAGGACATGGATTGGAATTGGGTGTACAATAAATGTAAAGGAATGGCAGAGATTATCTATATAGCAGGCGGCGAACCGTTTTACATGAAAAATGTACGTAACTTTTTAAAAAAACTATCTGAAATAAAATGGAACTGTGATAATACAACTATTCAAATACAAACAAATGGAGTTACTAATAGTCCTGCACTTTTAGAAATACTTTCTAAATTCAGCAGAGTAGAGTATAGTTTAAGTATTGACGGTTGGGCTGAAGTAAATGAACTTATAAGATTTCCTACTATTCACCAAGAATGGATTGACGGATATAATAGTATCAAATCTTTAGATCCAATCAATCTGATTTGCAATCTTACAATACAGTCTTTAAACTTGCCTAATATACAAACAACACTAAAAGAACTGCATAACTTAGATAAAGATTTAAAATTTGATATGCATTTGTTAGAATATCCTAATTACTTGTCAATAAATGCATTAAAGCCGCAAGTAATTGAAGAAGTAAAACAAAACAATAACAATAAGTTAATTGCAAAGTTTATAGACTCATACAATTATGATAGAGGATTAAATGTTAAGATGCAAAAATTTCTACAAGAAATGGATACAAGGAGAGGCACGAACAGCAAAGTAGTTGCTCCGTGGTGTTACGTATAATGTGGTCAAGTGAAACTTTAGAATGGATTGATATAGAACTTACAAGTTTTTGCAATATTAAATGCAAAGGCTGTTTCCGTGTGCTTTCTGATTACAAAGATGATATACTTAATAAAACTTATCTTGATTTAGATACTATTAAAGAAAAGTTTCAAAAGGAAATGTTTCCTAACATGAAAATAATTAACTTTTGCGGAAGTGTAGACGAACCTTGTAGTCATCCGCAGTTTCACGAAATAATAGAACACTTTGCACAGTGGGGGTGCCATATCAATGTTGCTACGAACGGTAGTTTACGTACAACAAGTTGGTGGGAAAAACTAGCAAAAATTATGCCGCCTAGTCATAGAGTAACTTGGGGTATTGATGGTAGTGATGAATTATCAGAAGTATATAGAGAAGGCAGTAGTTTTAAAAAAGTACAGCAAAATTTTAAAGCGTTTATAGCCGCAGGCGGTCAAAGTGTTTGGCAGTTTATTAGTTTTGAACACAACGAACATCAATTAGAAATAGCAAAGCAAATGGCTAAAGATGAAGGCTTTAAAGATTTCAAAACTATTATAAGTCATAGAAAAGATACTAAAGAAGTAAAACATAAAAGAGCAAAAGCAGATACTAATCCTGGAGAGCGTCCGTGTATTAGTTGTAAGTATGCAAATCAAAAACGTATATTTGTAAATCATATGGGCAATGTTATTCCATGCTGTCACTTAAACAGTAAAATGTTAGAGTTTCCTATAAGTGGTAAACACAAAGATAGATTTGAAGATATACTTGTTGAGAACGATTATATGAATGATATCAATTTGAAAAATGTTACACTTGACCAAGCAATGAATAGTAAAGTATGGAATGGTATTAAAGACAGTTGGACTGATGATGTACGTATACCTAAATGCGAAAGCACTTGTGCAGAAAAAATTCGTGACAAATTTATAAAGGAACAATTATGAGTTGGCCTATAAAACCTAATAAAGTAAGAAAAGTACAAATGGAAATTACAAATTATTGTAATGCAAGATGTTCTGCTTGTGCAAGAGAGAAAATTGTTTTAGGAAAATTAGAACCTAATATACTAGGCATAAATGACAACTATATAACATATGAACAATTTGTTAGTTGGTTTACGAAAGATGATTGGTCAGAATTAAGACTGCTTGACTTCTGTGGTAACATAGACGAACCTACAACTAATCCTGATTTAGAAAAAATTGTAAAGTGGATACTAACATATGAAGGATTTGATCCTAGGTTACAAATTAATATTGCTACTAATGGCGGAACACGTAATAAAGCATTTTGGCAAAATATGGGAGAACTATCTGCTCGGTATACTTCTCCTATAACTAGACAAGATGGCACTAATAGAAAACGCTTGCACATTATTTGGGGCATAGATGGTTTAGAAGATACAAATCATTTGTACAGGCGAAATGTAAAGTGGGAAAAATTACAAGAAAATTTTAGGACATATATAAAAGCAGGTGGTCGAGCAACTTGGCAATTTATATATTTTGCATGGAATGAACACCAAGACGAAGAAGTTAAACAGCGCAGTATTGACGAAGGATTTGAAAAACTAAAATGGCGTAATACAAAACGCGGTGATAGAGGCGACACTAAACCTGCAAAAAAAGAACAATTTGTAAAAGATAATTATAAACCAAAAGGAAAAATTGTTTGTAAAGCATGTTTTAGGCCAAACTACTTTGGTTTAGAAACAGGGTTGTTTGTTACTAATAAAGGACACGTTATGCCCTGTTGCTGGCTAGGCACAGAAGCAAAAATGTATGAAGTATATAGAGACTATGGATACAAATACGATAAAAATGATAATGTTCTAGATGGTAAAAAAAGTTTTGAAGATATTTTAAGTAGTGAATGGTATAGTAATATAATGAAAACTATTATGGCAGAAACTTGGGATGCCTGTGTATCACATTGCAAAGAAAACGCAGTAGAAGCAATCACTGACGACTGGAATATAAAACAAGATGATTAAATCAGTAATAAAATCAATAAAAAGGATACACGATAAGTACGTATAGAATGACAGATAAAACAAAATATCCATCAGACACTTTTTGCTTACTACCTTGGGTACATTTAAGTACAAGACCAGACGGCAGTATGCGAGTATGCTGTACTGCAAATGCTAGTAGTGTTGGACCTACTAACGATAAAGCCCACGGCGGCCAAGTAGGTATTCTCAAAGATGAGCAAGGGAGACCTAATAATTTAAATGTAAGCGATTTTGAAACAGCATGGAATAGTACATATATGAAGAATGTACGCAAGCAAATGCTTGCAGGTGAAATGCCTCCTAGTTGTATTAAATGCTATAAAGAAGAAGCCGCAGGCCATAATTCAAAGCGTATGTGGGAAACAGCATATTGGGCTCAGCGTGTTGATGTAGATAAAATTATCGCAGATACAAAAGAAGACGGTTCAGTACCTCCACAATTAGCATATATTGATTTACGTTTTGGAACCAAATGCCAACTTGCTTGTGTTATGTGTTCACCGCACGATTCATCAGGATGGATCAAAGATTATAAAAAGATTTTTCCAGATGTACAAGACGCAAGTCTAAAAGAAACAATGCAATGGAAAGACAAAGGCAGTTACAACGGTAGTAGTTATAATTGGCACAAACAAAATCCTACATTCTGGAAACAGTTTTACGAACAAATGCCAAGTATGCAACAAATCTATTTTGCTGGCGGCGAAAGTCTTATTATTGAAGAACACTACGAAATACTTGAACATGCAATCAAAATGGGTTACGCAAAAGATTTAGAATTACGTTATAATTCAAACGGAGTTGAATGGCGTGAGGATTTATTTGACCTATGGAAAGAATTTAAATTAGTACGTTTCCATTATTCAATTGACAGTATAAAAGAAATGAATGATTATATTCGATATCCTAGTAATTGGAAACGCCAAGAAGAAGTCTTTCATATACTTGATAACGAAACTCCAAATAATACAGAAGTTACAGTAGCCTGTGCAGTACAAGCATTGAATATATATTATTTGCCAGATTTTATTAAATGGAAACTTACACAAGGGTTTAAGAAAATTAATATGTGGCCATTTGGCGCAGGTGCTATTAATTATCATTTTGTATACCATCCACCACATCTTAATGTTAAAATATTACCTGCTTGGTTTAAAGCAGAGTGTCGTAAAAAATACGAAAAGTTTTATCCTTGGTGGGAAGAAAATTGGGAACTAGGAGTACCTAGTTGGCATAAAGGCAAAGTAGATTACGATAAATGGCGTAATGCTAGTTATGGTATTAGTAGATTAGAAGGTATGCTTAAATTTATGGAAAGCGAAGACTGGAGCCAACGGTTACCCGAAATGAAAGAGTTTTTAAATTTGTGTGACAAACAACGTGGTATCAGTTTTGCAGAAACATTTCCAGAAATGAGAGATATCTTTAATGACATCTAAAACACTTTGTCCTCTTCCATTTATGCATCAATATATAAACGTAACTAGCGGAGTGACTCCCTGTTGCCATGTATTTAATACTAAAGATTGGCCTGAACAACAGTTAGACTTTACAAAAGGTATTTACACTAGTTCTCATAAACTAATGCGTAAAAAAATGCTTGGAGGTATCTGGCCTAATATATGTTCTAAGTGTAAGTTGCAAGAACAAAATAATCAAAAGAGTCATAGACAAATGGCACTTGAAAGATTTGGGTTCCCAAAAACAAAAGGAATAAAATATCTTGATATTGCATTTAGTAACAAATGTAATTTAGCATGTAGGATGTGTAAGCCATCAGATAGTAGTTTGCTTACTGAACTATATGAAGGTGAAACACACTTACCTGAATGGGTTGATGCAGAATGGCCACCTGCTTCAGAACAACAGCCTGATAAAAAAGTTACATATGTGAAAAAACTTATAACTGAAGGATTAGAATTACTAAAAGTAACTGGTGGAGAACCGTTTGCATGTAAGTATTTTATGAGTGTAATTGAATGGGCTATTGAAAAAGATTATGCAAAAAATTTAGAAATAAATCTTACGACTAACGCTACAAAGATTAATAAAACATTAATTAATAAATTACTTAAATTTAAAAAAGTTAAACTATTACTAAGCATTGACGGAACCGGCACAGTATACAACTACATTAGACATCATGCATCATGGGATAAGGTGTATAATAATTTAAAGCAATTATCAAAATATTCAAACATTGATCTACAGGTAGCATGTTTGGTTATGTTTCATAATACTACTAATGTTATAGATTTAATATACAAATGTGCAGAACTTAACATATCAGTATACGTCGATCAATATATAAAACCAGTAACAACTCCGATAACTCCCTATCACATAGATGAAAATATTAAAAGTATTTTGTTAAAACAAGTATCAAAATTAGAAGAGGATACGGAACACTGGAAAGATAGTTTAGTCAAATACCATGCATTATCTGGTGCTAAGTCGCTATATAATATTGCTATGTCTGCCCCAATAAATATTAGCATTAGAAGGAAACTAGTAGATACAATAGCATTACAAGATAAATTGTACAACACTAATTACAAAGACTTCCTACAGTCTGAACAAATTAACTATTTAGAAGGAACAAACAATGTCTAAACTTCCTTGTTTTTATGCTCACGGCGCACTTAATTTTAAAAATGGATTTGCTACAACTTGTCCTATTAGTTCAGCACATCTACAGGAATTAAATGAAGGTAAAGATTTACCAAGCGAATTTTGGAACAACGATAAGTTCAAAGAATATAGAAAACAATTAGATCGAGGAGAATGGCCTGAACATTGTCATCTCTGTCAAACTGCTGAAAAAGAAGGAACAAAAAGTATGCGCCAAGATTACGAAGCAGACTTAACACATTATGATCCTGAAACAGGAACTGTAGATTTTAAAGGTTTAAAACATGTAGAAATGCGGTTTAGTAACAGTTGTAATATGGCATGCTTACATTGTAGTGAAGTATACAGTAGCCAATGGGGTAGTAGACTAAAAGATTATGTTCCAGACCAAAAAGACTGGGATTATAATCTAGAGCAAATTTTAAAGACTCAACATAGAGAAGGTCCAGAAGATAATAAACAAATTAGATTGTCTAAAGCAGACGCACTAACTATTGCTGACGATTTAATTAAAAACTTTCCTAATATAGAAAAAATTGATTTTGCTGGCGGTGAAGTATTATTTCAAAAGCAATTCTTCCCAGTACTTGAGCGTTTAGCACAACATCCAAATGCTAAAAATATATATATTTTCTTTCATAGTAATTTTAATGCACCTTTTAATGTGGTAAGGTTAAATGAATTATTACAGCCTTTTGGTCAAACAAAAATTAAAATAAGTATAGATGCTGGAACAAACATTTACAGTTATTTTAGAGACGGCGATTGGGACGTACTAAAAGATAATCTTGCTAAGTTTAAATCAATGAACAAAAATACATATTTAGATGCAGTATGTACAACAAGCATTTATCAAATACTTGATATTAAAAACATATTGCTATCATTGTGCAGTCTTGATGTAAACGAAATATCTATGAGTACAGTAATGACTCCAAGATATATAAATCCTTCAATAGCATACAGAATGTTTGGTAAGGCAATATTACATGATTTTATGGAAGTAGTAGAAGAACTAAAACAACTTAAAACAAAAAGAATACAGGAAGGAAACCTGCAAAAGTATCGTTCTTATAATCCTACACAACATGAATTTGATGATATCCGCGGCGCATTACGAGATTTAGAAACAATTAAAACATATATTTTGAATCATGAAAGTGTAGAATATGATATTGAATCATTTGTTGCTTATGCAAATAAGATTGATAAATTGTGGAACAAAGACTTTAACAAACATTTTCCACGATATAAGTTAACAGATAAAAAATTAATTCGAAATTCTAATGTAGATTATGATCTAGAATATCCATATAGTAAAATAGATACTAAAGTAGAAATAGAAAAAGGAATAAAAAAATTAAGTGAGAATGTTGAACGAATCAGACCGTATTACGAAAAATTAATAAGTTTTGCAATGCCGGAAGATGTTGTACAATTAGATAGTGATGTTGTTAAAGAATTGTCTGAAGAAATTTCTCAAGCAATAAAGCAAGTGAGATCAGAGTTGAGTTCAGATGCAAAGAAAGAAATTGACGAAGAATTAAATTGGCTTGACAGATTAAAAACTAGAGATGATTATACAACACATAAAAGATATGACTCATACATTAAACAATCAAGAATTGCTGTAGCAGATATTGAAGAATTATTTGAAAAGAGTATGAGACAGCGCGAATCTATAATGAAATTAATTATAACTTCGTCAGGATTTAAACAATTTACAGTAGATGGTTTAAATATTCCTTTTAATCCAGACTGGGAAAAAATTGCTGTAAACGTAAGTGGCGGCGCAGATAGTTGTTTATTAACTTCTTTACTTTGTAGACATATAGAAGCCAATAATTTAAAATGTAAAATTGATGTAATTACTCATCAACGTGTATGGACTGTAAGACCTTGGGCAGGACCTATTAGTTTAGATGTTTACAATGCACTTAAGGAAAAATGGCCTAACATAATTAACAAAAGACTAACAAATTACATACCTCCAGAACTAGAACATAGCACACTTGGTAATCTTGTAGGAGACCGCAGTGGTGATCAAATTATAGTACAAAGTTTTAATGAGTTTCAAGCGGCTGAAAATGATTATAATTGTATTTTTAATGCTACAACAAAAAATCCTAGCATGGAAACCCCTACAGAAGATAGAATGCGTAATAGAGATTTTGTAGCAGTTGGACTAAAAGAGTATCTATTTTTAGGAACTAATTTTTGGCAAAGCATGCCGTTTATTGCTACAGAAAAAGATTGGGTAATAAAACAATATAAAGATTTAGAATTAATGGATTTATACAACAAGACTCGCAGTTGTGAAGGTGATGGTCGATTCGGTGGTAGTCTTATAGGAAAAGACTATTGGTGGTACAAATATAACGATGTAGAAGTTGAAACATGTGGAAAATGTTTTTGGTGTGTAGAAAGAAAATGGGCGGAAGATAAAAATGAGTTTTGATACAGTAGATTTACTTACAGGAAATGTATTCCAAGTAACTTGGGATCTAGGACGTAGATGTAATTACGATTGTAGTTATTGCCCAGTAACACGCCATGACAATTTTAGTCCACATGCTACACTAGACGAACTAAAAGCAAATACAGACTTTTTATACGAGTACATTGATACGTATATGCAACACCGTCAGTTTAAAAGAACCAGTATTGGGTTTACCGGCGGAGAACCTACAGTTAATCCAAACTTTATTCCCTTTATGCAATATTTAAAAAGTGAATACGAAACAAGGTACCAAAGTAGATGGAGTGCAAACTTTGCACTTACAAGTAACGGCGCCATGGGACAAAAGATGGCACAAAAAGTAATGGAGAACTTTGCTCACATTACAGTAAGTTACCATGCTGAAAGTAATGAAAAACTAAAAAAGCAAGTACGTGATAGAATATTGCAATTTCATAAAGACGGTCCTGCAACTAAAACAACAATGAGCATAAATGTTATGTTTCATGCAGAACACTTTGATGAATGTAAAGAGTTATGTGAATGGCTAGATGAACAAGGAATAAAGTATGTTCCGAGAGTCATTGGTGAAGAGCCTGATAGTAGAGAAAGTTTTGCCCATGTGTACAATGATGAGCAACTTGACTACATGAAGAACTTCTGGAAGAACAAAAATGCAAAACTTAATAATGAAAAAGAGACTACTAGTAGGCTAAGTGCTGTAGGAAAGCCTAAACAGGAACAATTAAAACAACAACAAGTTGATGAAGAACTTAGAAATAAAAAAGACGGTAACACAGTAGAAGCAATCGAAGCAAAGAATAAACAACGTGAAGAAGCAAAGAAAAAAGAATCAGCAAATCAAGGATACAAAGTTGGAAGACCATGTTGTGGTAGTAGGGAAATGTGTTTATCTAACAAAGGGCAAAGCCGTAATGCAACATTTGTAGATATGAGAGAATTCAAAGGTTGGCATTGTAGTGTAAATTGGTTCTTTTTGCATTTAGAACAACAAACAGATCAAGTGTTCCATCATCAAACATGTCAAGCACGTTTTGACGGTACTCGAGGACCAATAGGTAAAATTAGTGAAGGTAAAAAAATTGTTGCAGATTTAGTTAAAAAGTTAGAAACAAATTCAATGCCGACTATTGTTTGTCCTAAACATACTTGCGGTTGTGGATTATGTGCGCCTAAAAGTAAGTTTGAGAAAAACTATAAAGATGTAATGGAAAAACATCTTATAAGGCCGGAAATATTAGTATGAGAATAGGAATTTTTGGTGATAGTTTTGCCGACAGTAAAAATGGTGGCACACAATTTAATCAACAAGGATCATGGCCGCAACTATTAGCAAATACAAAAAAGATAAAAGTAGAAAACCATGCTCTTGTAGGTAGTGGATTAGAATACTCATTAATAAAGTTATTTGAGGCTGGAAGTAGATACGACAAACTAATTTTAACTGTTACTAGTCCTGAAAGATTATATATAAATCCAGATAATCATCACAAATTATTAGATGATAATGAAGTATATCATCACATTAGACCGACAGATATTCGAAAGAGAAAAAAAGATATTTTTTTTAATAAAGCAAACGATGTAGCATTAGAACATTATAATATATTTAATAACAATGATACTAATAATATTCGAACAGCATTATATATTAAAGCACTTCGTGATTGTTTTGGAGGAAAAATATTACTATTAACTTGTACTAACCAGAGTACAAAGTATAATAAAGGTTTAAATGCATGGCCACATAACGAATTAAGTTTAATTGATATGTTTTATCATGAAAATAAAACATTATTTCCAGACGGTAAAATAGATTGGAAGAATGACCAACGTTCGTGTCATTTAACACATTGGCATCATAGAATGTTATACGGTAAAATATTAAAATGGATCGAAACTGATAAATTCAAATTAACTAAAAAGGATCTTCTATCTCTAGACAAAGATGAAGTAATACAAGGATATTTTGGCAAATGGTAACCCCTAAGTACGCATGTCCATTACCTTTTAATCATATGGCTGTTAGACCCGACGGTAAAATATTACCATGTTGTGTTTTCAGATGGGACGATGTACCAGAAGATTTAAATATTGATTACAAAGATCCTTTCAATCATCCTTTCATGAAAAATCTTAGAGATAAAATGTCTAAAGATGTGTATGTTGAAGGTTGTAAAGAATGTTATCAAAAAGAAGAGTTTGGTAATCAGAGTTTTAGAAAACTTGTACTAGACAAGCAAGAAGACTTTGGCGCAACTAGTTTAGTAGAAGGTACACCACCAGAACTTACATATATAGATCTAAGCATTAGTAATACTTGTAATAATAAATGTAGAATGTGTAATCCTGGATTAAGCACAAGTTGGTATAGTGATGCAAAGAAGTTAGGTATAGAAATTCCTAAAGGAATTATTAAAAATCCTTTTATTGAAAACACTGATTTTAGTAAATTGAAATTTATTAAATTGTTAGGCGGAGAACCGCTTATGGAACAAAAAGTTATCAAGAACATTCTAAAACAGTGTGACCTTTCGCAGTTACATATTCAACTTATTACTAATGGCACAGTAATACCTGACGATGAACTAAAAGGTATGCTAGAACAAGTTAAGCGATTAGAAGTAAAACTTAGTATAGATGCATATGGAAAACTAAATGACTTTTTACGCAGTGGCAGTAAATGGGAAACTGTTGAAAAAACTGTAGATTGGTTCAAACCATTTGTTAACAAGAAGTTTTTAAGTATTCACAGCGTAGCAAGTATATATAACATTAATAAGATAGACGAACTAGTTGAATACGCAAAGTCAAAAGAAATATATCATGAATATGTACCGCTTGATGATGTTGATTACATGCAAACAAAACATTTACCTTTAGAGGCTAAAAAATTGTTAGTAGAACAAATAAGAAGTAAAAATTATAAATTTGGTACCAGTTTGATTTATGAATTAGAAAAACATGGAGATACTAATTTATTTTTAAAACAGGATGCTATTATGAATGCATTGCGTAGTGAACATTGGAAAGATTGCAATCCTGAATTATTAGATTTATTGAAGATTGAATAATTTTATATCTGGAAGACCTTTGCTGTGTTTATATCCACAATGTT